GAAGCACGACCGGACGGGCATCTCTGATGCTTCCAGCGGCATGGCGCCAGATGCCTTGCAGAACATGACGGCGAAGGCGTCGGCCATGGTCGAGCAGGCTGGCATCGGCCAGACCGAGTTGATGGTTCGGACTATTGCGGGCTGTCTCAAGCCGGTGTTTCGCGGATTGCTTAAGCTGATTATTCAGCACCAGGATAAGCCGCGCATTGTGCGGCTGCGCAACCAGTGGGTGGAGTTCGATCCGCGCACATGGAATGCGGACATGGATTGCACGGTCAATACCGGACTCGGTGCCGGTACCCGTGAGCGCGACATGATGATGATGCAGTTCGTCATTCAGTTGCAGGAGAAGTTGTTGGGCGCGTTTGGTCCGAAGAATCCGTTCGTCAAGCCGGACCAGCTTTACAACGCTGTTTCGAAGGTGGTGGAGGCGGCGGGGCTGAAATCGCCGGACATGTACTTCACCAAACCTGATCCGCAGGAAGTGCAGGCGCTGTTGCAAGCGCAAGCCAGCAAGCCGTCGCCCGAGCAGGAAAAGACGCAAGGTGCGTTGCAGATCGAGCAGGCTAAGGGCCAAGTGCAGTTGCAGTTGGCCGATAAGAAAATGCAAGTTGATGCCAGCCGCGAGCAGCAGCAGCGCGATGCCGATCTTGTCGTCAAGCAGGCCGAGCTTGAGAAAGAAACTCAGGCAAAGATGCACGATGCACAGCTTAAGGCGCAGGCTGATGCCGATAAGATGCAGCTTGAGCGCGAGAAGCTGGCCTCGCATGAGCGCATCGAACTTGCCAAGCTGGCGCAGCAGGCCGAACTTGAGCGCGAGAAAATGGACCGCGCTGACGCTAACGCCGAGAAGGATCGTGAATCCCGCGTCCAGCAAGCGCATGCAGCATCGATCGGCAAGGCGTTTGAGCGGGATCAGCCCGGGGCTGTGGCGCAATGAGCGACGAATACTCCCGTTCCGCACAGGCCATCCTTGCGATTCCGCTGTTTGACGAGCTGATGAACGAACTTGAGGCGGCATCGGTAAATGCCGCCGTTTACGCCAATCCAACCGATCATGAGGCCCGACAGGCGCATCTCGCGCAGGTCAAGGCCATTCGTGACCTGCGCTCCCGCATCGAAGTCCTTGCAAAAGGGGACCAATCGACAGGCCGCAGGCAAGCGCCGGCTTAATCCGGCAACAGCCTAAAGGACCTACCTATGGCAACCGAAGCGGCACCCGCCAATTCGGCAGCTTCGGCTGTCGAAAGCGTTCAGGCCAACCTCTCGACCGACATCGACAACCCGTCAAATCTCGACTTCTACGACCCTGCTGACGAAGAAGAAAAGCAGGATAACGAAACGGCCGAGAAAAGCGGAACCGATGACAACGGAGAAACGGGTGAGGGCGATGAGGCCCAAGAGACCGCCGAACCTGACGAAGCCAGCGAAGGCGATAGCGAAACTGAGACTGCGGAATCCGATACGGATCAACCTGCGGTCAAGGATGACGTTCTCGTTGATGTGCAGGGTGAGAAGCTCCCACTGAGCGAGCTTAAATCCGGCTACATGAAGGATCGGGACTACCGCGTTAAAACCCAGGAACTCGGCAACAAGCGCCGCGACCTGGAAGCACTGTCAACCCGCGTCACGGAATCCGTGAACGCCATTGCAGACCTCCTGGTTAAGCAGATACCACCCGCACCTGACGCAAGTCTGGCAATGACCGACCCCGGCAAGTATGTTGCCGACAAGGCCATGCACGACGCGATGATGGCGCAAGTGGCGTCTGTGATCGAACAAGCCCAAGCCCCGAAAGAGGCGGTGAACAAGCTCACGGCCGAGCAGCGTTCCGAACTGTTGCAGTCGGAAAACGCCAAGCTCGCTGAAGCATTCCCGCAGACTGCCAAACCTGAAACGCGAAAGAAGTTCTTTGACGACGTGTCGCGCGTCGCTACTGAGCTTGGTTATTCGCAGCAGGAGTTGGAAGGGGTGACCGACCATCGCATGTTCAAGCTGGCGTACTACGCCAAGCTCGGCATGGCGGCGGAGCAGGCGCGGGCGAAGGCGACCAATAAGGTTGCGAATGTCCCGCCGATGGCACAGCAGAAACGGCAAGCGCCGATTGCTGGCAAGCAGCGGGCTAATCAGGACGCAATGAGGCGGTTGGCGAAAACCGGATCGATGGCCGACGCAATGGCAATCGATTTTGATTAAAACCTCATCCTCATAGGAGGCCATAATGGCCGCTCTCGCAAATACCTTCGTCACTTCCAGTGCGAAGGGCAATCGTGAAACCCTGTCTGACGTGGTGTCCCGTATCACGCCGGAAGATACTCCCATTCTGACCGCCATTGGCACCGAAGGAGCCAAGGGTGTTCATCCTGAATGGGAAACCATCGACCTCAACGCGCCCGCATCAAACGTGCAGGCCGAAGGTGATGAGTATGCGTTCTCCGCTTCGACGCCTGCCGCGCGCATGGGCAACTACACCCAGATTCTGCGCAAGACGGGTATCGTGTCTGCAACGCAGGATGCCGTGGACAATGCGGGGCGCGCCGAGCAGCTGAAGTATCAGAAGCTCATGCGTGGCCGCGAACTCAAGAAAGACGTAGAATTTTCCATCGTCTCGAACGTGGCGTCTGTCGGCGGTACGTCGCGCGTCTCTGGTGGCCTGCCGTCGTGGGCCGTCACCAACGTCTCGCGCGGCGCTACTGGCGCCAATGGCGGGTACAGCTCTGGCACGGGGCTGACAGTGGCGGCGACCGATGGAACGCAGCGCGCGTTCACTCAGGCATTGCTTGATGGCGTGATGCAAAGCGGGTTCAACAGCGGCGCTAACTTCAAGTCGGTGTCGGTGTCGCCCTACGTCAAGAGCGTGTTCGTCACGTTCATGTCGAACAGCAACGTGGCGAACTTCCGCTATTCGGTGGATAGCGGCAAGGATAACTCCATCGTGTCCAATGCGGACTATTACGAAGGTCCGTTCGGTCGAGTGAAGATCATGCCGAACCGCGTACAGGCAACGAGTGCCGGCGTGGCTAAGAATGCCTTCTTGCTCGACCCGGAGATGTTGTCGTGGATGTGGCTGCGCAACATCCAGACTGACCCGCGTGTGGCAAAAACCGGCGATGCCGAAAAGTTCGTCATCATCGGTGAGGGCTGCCTCAAAGTGAAGAACGAGAAGGGTATCGGTGTCATTGCCGACCTGTTCGGCCTGACCGCTTCGACCTAACGCAGTCTACATCAACGCTAACGAGGGTCGCCATTCCGGCGGCCCTTTTTCTTTGGAGGACATATGGCTGAAAAAACGAATTCACCAATGATCGACGTTGAAATTCTCCGCGACTTTTGGGACGCGGACGGCGAGCGTCATCCGGCAGGCACGGTAATTTCTATCCCTGTTGAGGCGGCCATGGATGGTGCTGAGAAAGGCGCACTGCGCCGGGCGAAGAAAGCCGACTGATGATTAAGGACGGCGATTTCCGTTTGATCGATTGGGACCCTCAATCGGGCCGAACTGTCTGGGCGATGTTCGACGGTGAGAAAACCGTCGTGCGCACGGATTATCCGGTCGAGGCTACGATCGCCGGAAACGCCGCCGTTCGCAATGAGGCGGGCAAGGCATGGAAGGGCGATTGGAACAGGATCGCGTCCGTGCCTCTCAATGTCTACTACGACCAGCTACATGCCGCCGAGCAGCAGGGCGATGACAAGTTTGTCTCGCGCTGGCTGAACGACAGCAGCAATCGGGCATGGCGAACGACTGAGGGCTCTGTCTAATGGCCGCTCTTGCCGACTATCTCGATCTTCGGGTTGCCATTGGCGATCACGTCGGCAATCGTAGTCTGTCGGACGTGATGCCGCGTCTTGTGCAGCAGGCCGAAACCTACCTCAACAAGGAACTACGGACGCGCCAGCAAGTCACCTATGCCACGCTGACTTTTGCCAATGGCGCGGCACCCCTTCCTGCTGACTTCCTGGAAATCATCACGGTATTCGACGCCTTCAATAATCCGATGCGCGCAACGCAGCTTGCGGATCAGCGCCGTATCGGGTCGATGTA